GGGAAGTTAAAAGAGAAAAACTTGAGGGATATGAATGAAACTGTTAACTTGGCCAAAAGAGGAGGTCGCAGAGTTGACACCCATAACCTTTGGTTGAACATGACTTTTGAGGACGACACTGGTCCAATTATATCAACCATTGATAGATTTAAATATCCCAAGATGGGAAAACCAATAGTTGAAGATGGCAGGATTGGTGATTGGTATCTGATAAAAGGATATCTCAAACAAGGATTCAGAAAGATTTATGTAGAAAAATGGCGTAAACTTTCATAAGCAATTGATTTTAAAAGGAAAGAAAGTTGTTTTCTTCTGATCTTTTTTGTTGATCTTTTGCCAGAAAAGAGAGATACTATATATAAGGTTAATTGAGAAAGGAAACAAACATGACAAAACATACCCCAAACAGACGTGAGATCACCGATTGGATCGGTAACAAGAGAACCACATGGTGTGGTCCATATGCAATCGCAACAGTTTGCGGAACTTCTTATGAGCCAGCTTATCAAATGGCCAAACGTGTTCGTGGTAAGCGACATGCCAAAGGCATAACTTGCAACAATCTTGAAAAGGCTTGTAAGTTGCTTGGTGTAAAAGGTAAGTGGCACACTCTTGAAAAAAGACAGAAGTGCATTAACTTCTTGAAGTCTGACACTCTCAAGCCAAATACAGTTTATGTGATAAATGTCACAAAGCATTTCTTCATCCTTGACACAAGGGATTATACAACAATTGACAATCAGGTTCCTGAGTGGATTGCTGCTGAGTCAACAAAGCACAAAAACAAGCTTGTTGTAAAATACTTTGAGGTGGAGAACCCGAAGTTCGATGCCAAGAATGACGACACTTGGTTGATTGAGCCACTAGCTGCAGCTAGCAAATAATAACAATCCCTGAGCACGGATTAAAACTGCTCAACAAAAATGAGAAAGGAAAATAAATGAACCAGATAGATAAATTAGCAAAAATAAGATCACAGATGGATGATCTTAAAAAGCAAGAAGCAGAGATAGTCAACTCTCTGAAATCCCAAGGCACAGGAACATATGAGGGCACAGAGCATTATGCTGTTGTCTCAGAGGTAACAAGAAAAACCTTAGACATGAAAGCAGTGAGAGCCAAGTTGTCTCGTCAGTTTATTCAAGCCAATACCAATGAATCAACCTCAACCCAACTCAGACTTATGGGTTACAGCAAAAAGGTGGCAGCATGATTAGTGCTGTCGCATGCCTCGCCATGGCTATTTATTTTGAGGCTCGTGGCGAGCCTATGGTTGGGCAGGTTGCAGTGGCTCAAGTTATAATGCACAGAGTTGCTGACAATAGATATCCCGATAATGTTTGTGATGTAGTTAAGCAGGGACATTATTACTCTTGGGATCCAAAAAGACCAATCAAACATAAATGTCAATTCAGCTTTTGGTGTGACGGAAAGCCTGAAGACATAGATGATGTTGAAGCATATGGTTGGGCTATGGAGTTGGCCACTGTAACTCTTCAAGGAAAGTTATATGACACAACTCAAGGAGCAACCCACTATCATGCCTATTATGTCAAGCCATCTTGGAGAAAACATTTAACAAGAACTGTGAGAATAAATGATCATATATTCTATAGATGGGAACATAATTAATGGCCAGAGAAACAACTCTTTGTAGTAAAAGTTATTAAGTTGTTGAATTTAAAGGAAAAGAAAAATGCTTTCTTTTAATTATTTTGTTGACTATATTGCCAAAAAGAGAGATACTAAGTTATTAATTGAGAAAGGAAATGAAAATGGAAATACTAATGGCTAATAACTTTGAGAAAGAAAATCCTGGTCTGATTGATGCTCTAGCAGAAATTACTTCTTGGAACTCTTTTGCTGCTTCTTTGGTTGAGCAGTATAACAAGAGAAAAACTCTCTCTGAAAAGCAGACATTCGCAGCTGTAGCAATGCTTGCTAAAATTAAGCAAAAGCAGGCTGACAGAAAGTCAAATATGATTTCTCTTGATGTGAGCAAAATATTGGCTGTTCTTGATAAAGAAAATGCCCCAACAAGAATTTACAAAGGTCAAGAAATTTACAAAAGATATCCTAAGATCCGTGTTGGTGATTTTGTATTCTCTAAAGCTAAACCAAACTCTGTTAATGCTGGTGCTGTTTATATAAAGCAGTTGGGTGAGTACATCGGCAAGGTTACTGGTGGTTATTATTTACCAGTTGGCAATGTCTCAAAAGATACTGTTGCTGAGATTCAAGAGATCTGTAAAAATCCTATGGAGTCTGCTGTGGCTTATGGTCGCAGGACTGGCAGTTGTGCAGTTTGTGCCAGAGAGTTGACTGTCAAAGAAAGCATTGACAGAGGGATTGGTCCGATATGCGCAGACAAGTTGGGAATCATATAATGATAATCTCAAAAGCAGATTTTGGTAAATATTGCGTCATCAAGTGCAGGCTTGATGGCGACACTTTTGATAAACTCTCTTCACTTCCAGGATACAAGAAGTGGATAGGCAGAGATCTGCTTTTTGATCCGACTGGTGCTAACATTGATAAATTAAGAAAGTTCTTTCCTGATGCTGAGTGGGATGAGTCTGCTTTGCCTATGCTTGATAAGTATATTGAGAATCTCAAAGAACTTGAAAGGAACTTAAAAGCAAAAGATGCAGACTTGCCTGCTAATGATGATTTTGATTTCAAGACCAAGCCTTTTGATCACCAGAGGAAAGCATTCTATCTCTCAAGAGATATTAAAAACTTTGCATTGCTTATGGAGCAAGGAACTGGTAAGACCAAAGTTATAATTGACAATGCTGCCTATCTATACGGGAAAGATGAAATAACTGCTCTTGTTGTTATTGCTCCTAATGGTGTGCACAGAAACTGGGTCAATAAAGAAATACCACAACATTTGCCTGAGTGGTGTCATTATGAATCAGCCTATTATTATTCAGGCATGACAAAGAAAGACCAAGATTCTTTTGAATCAGTTATGGGTGTAAAAGAGAAGTTAAGAATATTTACTTTTAATGTTGAGTGCTTTGTAAGTGATAAGGCTGTTAAAATGATCAGCAAAATATTATTAGCTAATCACGTTATGCTTGTTGTTGATGAAAGTTCCCGTATCAAAAGACCATCAGCCAAAAGAACCAAAGCAATAACAAAGTTCGGCAAGCACGCAAAATACAAAAGGATATTGACAGGAACTCCAATAACAAAAGGACCAGAGGATGTTTACAGCCAGTTCAAGTTTTTGGATCCACAGATATTAGGTTATGATAGTTTTTATTCATTCAGAGCAAGATACTGTATTATGGGTGGCTTTGAAAACAGACAGATCGTATCTTACCAGAACATCGATGAATTGACCAGAAACATTGAAGGTCATTCTTTCAGAGTCTTGAAAAAAGACTGCCTAGACTTGCCACCAAAAATTTATCAAAGGTATCCAGTTGAGTTGACAAAAAGGCAACGCAAACTTTACGAGCAGATGAAGAAAACATTTGTCGGGGAGTTGGGTGAGATCAAAATAACTGCACCAGAAGCAATAACAAGGCTTTTAAGACTTCAGCAGATATTATGTGGTTGGTTTCCCTCTGATGAGGAGGTTACTCCGATAGATGATAAAAACCCCAGACTTGAGGCACTTTTAGAGATTCTAAGCGATATTGACTCAAAAGTAATCATCTGGGCAAGATTTAAAGCCGATATAAGAGCCATACACAGGGCATTAGGGGACTTGGCTGTGGTTTACTATGGAGACGTATCAAACGACGCTAGGGAGCGAGCAGTTTACAACTTTCAGAACAATCCCAATACAAAATACTTCATAGGTCAGCCACAATCAGGTGGAATAGGCTTAACACTAACTGCAGCAGATTATGCAATTTATTACTCTAATAGTTTTGACCTTGAGACAAGGTTACAATCCGAAGATAGATGCCACAGGATAGGAACAAAAAATAATGTGACCTATATTGATATAGAGGCACCCAAGACAATAGACAGCAAGATTATAAAAGCACTACAAAAGAAAAAGAGCCTTGCTGATATTGTAACCAAAGATCCAATTTCATTATTTTTAACAGAGGAGGATGAAGATGGGCAATGAGCAGTTGAACCCATTTGAAGTTATGTATTTAAAAGATTTAAGAGAAAAAGTTGACAAGGCTCAAGTTCTTAATTTAAAGGCTGATGCAACTGAGCAGGAAAGAGCACAATATCAAGTAGCAAAAATGGAACTAAATAAATTTGTAAGAGAGTTAAGACAAAAAGGATACAACATATGATATGACAAAAACAGACTTCTTAAACAGGCTATACGAGATTCGCTCAAAGTGCGAAAGCGAAGAAATAATAGAGCACATAAACAAAATGATAAAACACATAGAGAAAATGATAGGGAGTGGATTGTATGAGTGAGAAAAATTTTTGGGTATTATTGAGAACATCCCTGAGCAAAAACCTTAAAATGTACAGAGTTGAGAACAGAGTTATGAAAGGCATGCCAGATGTCCATTATGTTAAAGATGGTAAGTCAGGTTGGATTGAATTAAAGTATATTGATAAATGGCCAAAGACTAGGGTGACAACAGGTTTAAAATTAAATCAATGCCTCTGGCTAAAAGAGTATGACGAGCACAAAGGTCAATGTTGGATATTGATAAGAGTCGGCAGAGACTTCACAGGACTTATACATGGCACCAATGCAAAGAAAATTTTTGAAAGACCTAGCAGGTCTGATTTTTTTAAATTATTGTCATACCAAAAAACTGGCAACATGACGAAAGAAGATTGGTCGGATCTGCTAGAAACTCTGGTAGCTTGATTTCAGCATAGCCTTTGTTTTTCCTGTAGAGCCAAGCGATCCAGAATACAAAACCTAAGACGACTACAACTAAGCCTATTATCGCAGTCCACTCAATAACTTTTTGTTTCATCTCTTGCTGAGCATAAATTGTTTCTTGCCTTTGCTTTCTTATATCCCTTTCTGTTCTTATGAGTTCGTCCCAAGCTGATGGTCCAAGTGTAAACTGGATCCATTGCCTTAACTCATCTCTTTGGTTCTGTGCTTTCTTTTTTGCTGCGAAGACTTCTATTGCTTCTTGCTCAATTGATTTTGCGAAAATAACTTTTTTCCAAAAAGGAGGTTTCTTCGCTTGTTGTTCAGCTTTGTCTAGGTCAGATAGTGCACCCATCCAACGACCGAGATCAGAGCCCATTGACTCAATATCTCTGCCGAACTGCAGACCTTTTTTAATTACATTAAATGCAGTTGTAGCTGTTGCTAATGCAGTTACTGGATCTATCATTGGGCATCATTGCTCTCTAACAATTTGTTTTTAAGAGATGCTGGTGCGTTTGATATTATTTCTTTCAGAGTGCTTGACTCATTATCAGAGCCATCTTCTTCAACTGCCACTGGTCTGATAGATGATTGAACTGTTGCTGAGAAAAGTGGTTTGTTAACTCTGTTCAGGTATTGCCTTGTTGCATTTATTGCTTGTGCTGTTGAACCTATCCTTTGAACTCCCTCAACAAAC